CACGTTGCAGCATGTCAACCTGACCACGCAACATATCATTTTCTTTCTGGACTTTCTTCAACTTAGTCATAGTAATACCTGCTTCAACTAATAAGTCCTCTCTAGTTCTCATGCCTCATACCTCGCTGTCTTGTAGTTGAGATTAGTGTGGACGATGCCATGCCAACCAGACAGTTTGTTCTTAACGACATTGAGGTGGCGCATAGTATCTTCTTCTTCAGCACCCTCAACTGGTGGGTTCTTAGCGATCAGCAACATGAGGTCTGCCTCTGCTGCCTTACCTGTACGACTACCCTCCATCATAGATTGATTTAGTACCACCTTGTTCTCTGCATCCGCTGATAGCTGTGACATGTAGAAGATAGCACAGCCCTGTTGCTTTGCAATCTGTCTGGCATAGATAGCGTTAGCCTTGAGTGCTTCATCAGTACGTGAATAGCCACCTGTCTTAGCGAACTTGTCACCCATGTCAAGCACTACAATGTCTGGCTTGTATGTCTTGCACACACTCTCAACCCATGACATGTCACGATCAGTAGCATCCTTGAACTTTACGTTGTCTCTGATCTTATCGTATGCAGCCATTGCCTTGCCCTTGTTAGCGACAACATCCTTGGCTTCCATGTTAGCGGCGGCTGTGATGTAGCGGTGAGCCACACGGTGATAGCCTTCCTCATTGCACAGGACGATGCACTTAGCACCCTGCCATGCGAAGCCACCCTCACCAGCAATTAGGCTGGCATGGAATGAAGTCTTGCCAGTGTTAGGACGTGCGCCAACCTCAATCAAGTGACCAGCATTGACGCCCTCTACCTTACGTGTGAGGGTAGGGATGTTGAATGTCCACTGGCTCTCAAGGCTATTGAGTGACAGGATGTGGTCAATGCTTGAGTCTTCCCACTCAATGTTTAGCTTGGGGGTGAAGTCATCACCATACTGTTCAAGCATGTTACGCAATGGCTCAAGGGTATCCTTAGTACCATTGACATAATCAAAGCCAAGGTTGGCAATGTCCTCACCGATTACTTGTTGGAATAGTTTAGACAACACCTCTTGTGCAATGTCCACACCCATAGGTGCCTCTCTCTTTACAGTGGCAAAGAGTGCAGAGTATGCTGTCTTCTGTGCTGTAGTGAGGGTGGCATTGCTCGACATGAACAACGCCTCAATCTCATCAGGTGTTACAGTGCGTTCATACCGCTGCATGGCACTGTCGATTGCCTTCTTGATCTTACGTACATCAGGGCTGAACAATCGTTCTGGGCATCGTGATCCACGGTGGTTGTCATAGAACTCTTTGTCCATCAGACTACGTATTAGTGCTAGTTCCATCTGGGGTGTATCCTTCTGTTAGGGCTATCAGATTAATTATATCTACAGGGTTATTATATTTTAGATCGTCTGTCAACTTCAATACCCTGACATCAGGGCAGTAAGTACGTAGCTCTTTAGCAAACTTGAGTGACTTAGGTAAGGCATCGGGGTCAAGTGCTACGATTATGGTGGAGAACTGCGACAAGTACCTCTTGTGTCCCTCCGATAATGATGTACCCAACACAGCCACCCCGACATATACATCATCATCTGAGGCATCCAGCTTGAGTTCGTTATTCACTGTCGCACCTACGACTGCTGCACTCACGCTGTCCTCCACCACTACAGCGACATTACCACAGCCATGATGGTATGGCAAGTCACTATTCCCATATCTTTTCCATTTAGGTATTCTTTTTCCTAGTGATCTACCTGATCCATCAACCATCACACCTCGCTCGTCTAGCACAGGAAAGACTATACGGTGATCCTTTACGTCATACAATACAATAACATCAATAGGAGATAGGCCATACTGTTTGAGGTACTTCCAACATTCAGTCCCACCATTGACTATGTAGTCTGGCTTTACAAATGGAATAGGCTTATCTGCCTCTGGCTCCATGTATCCCAGTGCCTTGCGAACATCACTAACAGACAGTGCCACATTTGTACCACCAGACACAGGGCAACTAGCCTTGTAACAATTCCAAACAATCTTACCCATTGTATTAGTAATAGTAAATGTATTCTTAGTATGACACACTGGACATGCCATACGTTTACTATCACCAACACTTAACTGTAAGTCATTTATGATTTCTATTATATTCATATCTAAACACTTTCAATGTTGTTCGTTACACTCAATTCTACATGAGCATGTCGGGCTGTCAAGGCATTATTTGCAGATGCGAAAGTATTTTTCATGTATGGTTTCACAGATGCAACATGTGTGTGTCCTGTCACTGACATGATCTGTGGTAAAGGTACACCAGCCTCCATCATTTGTGTTACCCCTGTCCTACGCAAGTCCATAAGACGCAGGGTATCGGGTAGTTCTGCCTCTCGCATGACCTTCCTACCAACTTTAGATAGTCTCTCCATAGCATAAGGATTAAACGTACCACCAACAGGTCGAGGGTGGGGTGCAATGTATGGCTGGAAACCGCAGTCCTGATACTGATCATTGAGCATGGTGAACAACCCATCATCAATGGGCAGGAACACTTCAGCCCTACGCTTTGACTGCACTAGGTACATGCGCTGTCGCTGAAAGTCTATGCTGTCCCATGTCAACATACGCATGTCACCTAGACGTTGGCACCACTGGTATGCCATAGCCACGATCAACCCCACGTTACGGTACTTGTACTTGCTCATGGCTAGTTCCATAAAGTCCATCACATATTCGTGTGACCACACAACCTTACGTTGTGGCAGTGACTTGCGCTTGATCTTGGTGAAGGGGTTGAACTGTATCTGCTCCATCTCAATTGAGTAATTAAAGACACGACTAGCACAGGTTGCTGCATGGTTGGCGTAGCTGATGCCCTTAGTGACCCACTCTTCATAGACTTGCTTTGCAACCTTAGAGGTAACATCAACATGCTTCTTATCGCCAACAGTTGCCACCAACTTGCCTATGAAGTACACATAATCAACCTTAGTTGTATCACGTAACGCCTTGAAATCATTGGATGCATAATAGAAGTGTGACAAATCTGCAACAGTTGATTTATCTGTGATCCTCAGTATCTTTGCCTGTTCCTCACGGTACTGGTCAATGGTATCATTCAACTCATTGGCGAGTAGTTTAACTTGCTTGAAGTCACTGCCCCATTCCTTGCGGCTCACCACCCCAGCATCAACTAGACACTGAGGTGGGTTGAAGCGATAGGACACTACACCCTTGGGTTGTTTACGTGGCTGCACAAATCTCGGTAGGTTTGTCATTTATTCCATCCCAATAAATTTTATCTTGCTCTCTTGAACGGTAGTAGGTTTCTACAAAGTGTTCAATACTATTAGAGTGGTAGTGCTTTTTTCTTTTGTCACTACCCCACTTACCTGTGGTGTAGTAGTATGAGTAACGTGAAGAGTATCTACTCTGTGGTTCTTTATCTTTGTAGATAAATATTAAGGCTTGCTTTTCATGTACAAAGTAGGCCAGTTCTTTGTTGTCTAAGTATTCCTTGACAACCTCTAGCGTTTGGTTGGTGGGCTTTCTAAACCTAGGCTCACCCTTAGAGTTACGCCCAACATAAGTCCACCCCTCATCTTCATTGCCCTCAAATGTTTGTTCAGCCATACCCTATGCTGCCTCTAGTGTGATGAACTTGGGATCACTGACCCACTTGCTCACCTCTTGCTCACGTGACCACATGCTGATGGCCTGTGTATCGTTGCCTGTGTTCTTTAGGTTGAACCCATTGCGTTCGTCTGCATAGCTGGCGTAGTTAGTGAAGGCAGAGTACAAAGAGAACTTGTTATGCCCACGCACATTTACCTCATGGTTGTACAACTGGAACATCTTCTCAGCCTTACGCTTTGACCCAATCATATCATCTAGCAGGGACTTAACATCTACATACTTGGTTGATGTGTTAGCCCAGACCTGCATCTTTTCTGCTGTGTCATAGAAGTCTGACCTAGCACGGGTCAACTCTTTGATGAAGCCATCAAGGGTAAAGTTGGCTGTGTTCTTCTTACGCACCTTGTCATAGTCACCAGTAATCATACCATTGGTGCAGAAGAAATCAATAGCCCCAAAGAATACTTGATTGGAACATGACCCATCAATGCCATGCAAAGATATGATACGATTGCCTATGCTAGTCTCATGTTTGTCTGTGGTGATAGTGCCTTTCATGTTAGGCAGGGTGATGTCAAGCATAGCCCATGCACCATTACGTGCGGTGCGCCACTTCATGTCAGCACCCCTGACCTCATAAGCATTTAGTTCTTCAGTCACATTCTCTATGACACCACGATAGAAGTCACCATGTGATGCACACTGGAAAGACTTACCAACAATGCCAAGGTACTTGCCTGTGTTTTGGTTGATAACATACTTTTTATCGCTCACTTTAGTATCTTCAAAGTCTACTGCAAAGTCTAGGTGGTCTGGGATCATATCGAAAGCCATTGGCTATTCCTCTCAAGGGTTATCGGCAACTGTGCCTGTGTTGTGTAGATAGTGTAACCTATGCTAATGCTTATAGCAAGGGTTAATCCTCCCAAGTATAGGTGTATTCATATCTCTTTGGAAAGTTAGCATACTCTCTAAAGAAGTAGTGGCTACCCCAATCACCTTGGTATAGCATCTTGTCTGCCCATGATGGCTTAACGTAGGATGCATGGTAGTGTGTTGATCCACCAGTGAAGTCAGGAACCTCACCCCTCAGTACATCAGCAGCAATCATCATAGAGTATGCCCATGCATATTCATCTTTGGGTTCATCTGATTTACCATCACACCACCAGCTAAACTGACAGCTACGCTTAGACCTACGTTGTTTAACTACATCACAGATAGTGTCAGGCCAGCGGTGATCTTGCACCCTGTTGATTACAACATGAGCTACAGCATACTGCCCATCGAAGGACTCTGATCTGGCCTCATGGTATACGTTCAAGGCTAGGCATGTTAGTGCTGTCATAATCATCTTGCCATTCATCCTGTTCTAAAAACCATGTGTCTGTGGCATACTCAATAGCTAATACTCCACCACACATGCCATTGTATGTGCCTTTTACTCGCCTGTTTTTCTTAAAGGCTAAGGCAAAGTCTTCTTCAGTATTACTTGTCATTGTATCACCATAGGTGAAGGGTAAAAGTATTCTATGTTGGACAACCCCGAAGGCACATACTCTTTGCAGTCTAGTAGTGACACCCTAGCTGATGGTCTGTCCATCTTAGCTAACAGTGTCGCTGTCTCAACTGCACTCACCCAATCATGTACGCTTGGCATTGTATTGTCTAACATAAATACACTAGCCTGATCGTCAATGTCAAGGGTAACATCATATGCCTTCAGGTATGCCATCAGTTGTATGACTCTCCAACACCTAGCAAGAAATTGTTACGCAGACCCCAGAAAGCATGATCTAATTTCCTTACATCTGAAATCCACAGGTTGTGACAGTCACGCAGTGCCTCCATTGCATCATCTAGTGCCGCATAGGTTGCC